AATCCAGTCCTGTTGGCCGGTGAGATGGGGATCGAGACCGACACCCGCAAATACAAAGTTGGAGACGGTACGCTTGCATGGAGCAGCCTCAGCTACTACATCGAAGGTGTTTTGGCTCGTGGCCAGGCCAGCAAAACAACAACAGGCACAATCACGATTGCCAGTGCTGGTGTTTACCAAAGCACTGGATTGACTGCTGTCTATGACACCAGCACCGGCTATCAGACTTCTCTAGGCACTAGCGATGCTTTTGCAATCAAAAATACAAGCGGCGCCACAAAGTTGTTTCAGGTGCAGGCCAGCATGGATGCCTACGCAGGGAACAACCACACGTTAGGAATCAAGCTCGCGAAAAATGGCGTAGGCATCGATCAGTCTGAATGTCGTGCGTTCTCCGGCTCATCGGGCCAAATTGCAAAACTGCTTTGCTTTTGGATGGTTGAACTTGATGCAAACGATGAAGTCGCAATGTACGTGTCAAACACAAGCGACACTACAACGATTCAGTTTCATCGCGGAAGGATCAGCGCCATAGAGGTGAAGGCATGACGACCAAGCGCGAGCAGGTCTTAACTGCTATCCGCACCGTGCTGACCGGAACTGCTGGAGTGGGAACACGTATCTATCGCAGCAGGGTTGAACCTTTGGCCCGGCAGGAAAGCCCAGCCATCGTCATTGAGCCGATCACTGATCAGGCGCAGCAGAACACAAGTCTGCCGAAATTGGACTGGAGCCTGACCGTGCGAATTGCCGTGATCGTTCGAGGCAACATCCCTGACCAGCTCGCTGATGCCACTGTCTCATCTATGCACACCAAGCTGATGACAGACCTGACGCTTGGCGGCATTGCCTATGACGTCCAACCAAGCCTGGTGAATTTTGAGCTTGTTGAAGCTGACCAGCCTGCCGGAGTGATTTCTTGTGACTACGTCGTGCGTTATCGCACGCAGGTGGCTGATTTGACTACTTAACGGTTTAGCTACGATGACTGCTAGAAGGGCCATGGCGCCCATTGCACATCTCAGTGGTAGCCACCCATGGCATCAGTCTTAACTCGCCGGCGCACGATCCTCGCCAAGATCGAAACTAGCTATGGCGTTGACCCAACTCCGACTGGATCATCAAACGCGATTCTGGTCCGCAATCTTGAGATACAGCCTTTGCTGTCAGAAACAGTCAGCCGCGAGCTTGTCAGGCCATATCTCGGGCAATCTGACCAGCTTTTAAGCCAAACCCGTGTAGAGGTGACGTTTGAGGTTGAGTTTGCCGGCTCCGGCACAGCTGGCACAGCGCCGGCCTATGGCCCAGTGCTGCGGAGCTGCGGCATGAGTGAGACCGAGGTGCTAAGTACAAGCGTCACCTATGCGCCAGAGTCAACAGGGTTTGAGAGCTGCACGATCTATTACCACCAAGACGGCATTCGTCACAAAGTCACTGGCTGCCGTGGGACTTTTGAAATTACTGGTGAGGTAGGGCAGATCCCTGTCATCAGTTTCACGATGACTGGCATCTACTCCAATCCAACTGATGTCTCGCTGCCAACTGTGACCTATGTGAACCAAGAGCAGCCGGTTCTGTTTAAGGAAGGCAATACTACGAACTTCAGCGCGTTTGGATATGCAGGTTGCCTGATGAGCTATAGCTTCAGCCTCGAAAATAACGTTATTTACCGCGAGCTAGTTGGCTGCACGAAAGAGATCCTGATAACTGATCGCGCACCTAGCGGCACTGTGGTGATCGAGGCTCCGACTATCGCCGCCAAGGATTTCTTTGCTGAGGCCACCGGGCCTAACACTGGCAGCATTACATTTCAGCATGGCCAGACTGCTGGCAATATCATCACGACGACCACGGCTCAGTCAGACCTGGGCAACTTGACTTACAGCGATAGTGACGGGATCCAGATGCTGAACATGCCGTTCATTGCCATTCCGACTAATGCAGGCAATGATGAAATGAGTTTGGTTTACACCTAATCGCGTGGCGTTCGTCCTTAACCAGTCGCAAAGCTACAGCTGGCCAGTAAGCATCAGGCTGCCGGCTGATGGTGGGAAGCGTGAGAAGTCCAGTTTTGACGCAGTTTTCAAGCGGCTGCCACAGACCAGGATCAATGAGATTCAGCAGCTGGTGCAGCAACGTGTGAAAGCTGCTGAGCAGGGCGACGATCTGGACAATGGTGTGACGGATCAGAGCATCGCTGATGAGATCTTGGTGGGCTGGTCTGGCATCGTCGATGGCGATGGTGATGAGGTGCCCTACAGCGAGACCGTAAAGGCGCAGCTGTTAGACGTGCCGATGCTGGCCGGCGCCCTGATTGAGGCGTACTTCGCCTCTCTGGTGGAGCTGAAGAGAAAAAACTAATCTGCGCTGCCGACCACTGGGCAGGCGGCGCCGTCATTGATGAAACCATTGCTGATGCTGCAGCCTTCGGGCTCGAGCTGCCTGCTGTTGAGCGTGACGAGGATTGCTTGATTTGGCCGGAGACGTGGCCCGCTGTTGACCTGTTCCTAAAGGTTCAAACACAATGGCGTGGCGGTGCCTCAGGCATCATTGGGCTGGACTATGGCGCCGTGCGCTGGGTGATGCAGCTGTATGGGTCAGAGGATGACCGGGAGCTGCTGGAGGATCTGCAGGTGATTGAAGCTAGAGTCATAGAAAGAGTGAACGACCGGAAGGACTAGGCATGGCGCTGGACATGACCACCGCCCTTACGATCCGGGCAAAAGTAACCGGGCAGCAGGAGATAACAGGGCTGGCCAAAGGGCTGGATGGCGTCACTCGTGCATCTAATAACAGCTCCACCGCAATGGGGCGACTGAAAGGCGCAACAGCAGGAGCACTGGGGGCAGTGCGCACATTGCTGCCGGCTATTGGTGTTGCAGCTGTTGCCAAATTCGCCAAAGACAACCTTGACGCTGCTGATGCGATGTCAAAGCTGTCGCTGCGAACAGGCATCGCAGCGCCAACGCTAGATAAGTTCAGGAAGGTCGCTGAACTCAGCGATACGAGTATTGAAGGACTGAGTAAGGCCTTCACGATCCTTGCCAAAAATTCTGCTGATGCTGCGGAAGGCAGCGGGCCTGCTGCTGATGCGTTTGCAAAGCTTGGAATCAATGTGACAGATGCCGGCGGCAAGCTGCGCACCACTGATGCGATCTTCTTGGACATTGCTGATCGCTTTGCTCAGTTGGCGGATGGCACTGACAAGGCTGCTCTAGCCAGTGACATCTTTGGGAGCAGGCTTGGGAGTCAGTTGATTCCACTGCTAAACAGCGGCGGCGATGCCGTGCGCAACATGAGCACGGCCCTGACGCAGGATTTCGCTGATCGCGCTGCAGTGTTTAACGACAGGCTTGAGAATATGCAAGAGCAGCTCCAGCAGCTTGGCCTAGAACTCACTACAGCATTGCTGCCTGTGCTTGAGGCATTGGTTGGGGTTTTTGAGCAGGTAGGTAGCGCGTTCAGCAAACTGCCAGAGCCATTGCAAAAGATCACCGCGTCTGTGATTGCACTGTCTGCCGCATGGGGACTGCTCGGGCCGATTGTCGCGCCATTGATTGGCCTTCTGAAGGGGCTCGCAGCCTTGAAGATCGGCGCGACTATCGCAGGCTGGGCCGGCGCTATCGGCCCATTGCTTGCAGGATTGAAAGGGTTGGGTGCTTTGATCGCTGCAGTCTTCACCGGCCCCGTGGGCTGGATTGTCTTGCTGGTGGCTGCCGGCGTCGCAATTTACATCTTCCGAGATCAGATCGGCAATGCTCTGAAGACAATAGGCAGCCTTTTCAAAAGCGCGTTTGATGGCATCGGCAGGCTGTTGCAGTTAGCTGCAAAGGCCTATTTTGACTTCTATGTTAAACCTGTTCTTGACCTTGCCAAACGCGCATACGATGGCATTTTGAACATATTCAGCCGAATCGGTTCAGCGGTGAAGGGGCCATTTATTGCAGCGGCCAACATCATCAAGACTGTGTTCCGCAATATATTGAACTTTCTTGTCTCTCGTTTAAATGTTTGGATTGGCCGCGTCAATTTCGCTATTAACCTTGCGAATAGGCTGCTAGTTGTAAAAATCCCCAACGTGCCGACGGTCTCAGTACCGCAATTCGCTAAAGGCGGTGTTGTCGGGGGCCCGACGCTGGCAATGGTTGGCGAAGGTGGTGAACGCGAATACATTGTTCCTGAGAGCAAGATGGCCAGAGCTTCAGCCAACTACCTTGCAGGAATGAGAGGCGGTTCTGTGATCCCTGCCTTTGCTGATGGTGGCGTTGTGGGCCCTAGTGGAGGCGGTGGCGCTGCAAACACAACTGTTCAGATCACCACTGGGCCGGTGCTGCAGCAGGATGGGCAGCGTTATGTGACGGTTGGAGACCTCGAGCGAGCACTGCAAGACTTCGGTGAACAGGTGTTTCGCAACAGTCGCAGCTATGGCGGCAGGCGTTATCAGGGTGCTTACTGATGGGAAGAGCGCAAAGCCAATATCTGCGGATCTTTGACAGCAGTACAACCTACGCTCGCTGGCAGACCTATTACGTCAATCAGACCGTTACATTGGACGGGGCGAGCT